AGTGACTTCTTTATCTGTTTTGTCAGCGATCGATTGAGCGTAACCACAAATCATAGAAAAGAAAATCATATTTCTGTTTGGGACTACTGTTGCTTTCATGTTGTCTTGTTCATAATGTCCTTCAGGAACTTCAACATCATCATTAAGCAATGCACTACTATATAATTTTCCTAATGTACTTACATCAATCAAATCCCATTTAACATGTAAACCTTGACCTTTTAAATACTCTAAATTATCTTTTAAACGATCAATTTCTAATTTATGTTTTTGTCCATAATCAAAACTTAAAGCGTGAACATCATAACCATTTGCTAAAAATTGTATAAGCAAACCTGTACTGTCCATGCCTCCACTTAAACTTAATACTGCTGGTTTCCAAGTTTCCATAGTTAGTCCTTTTCTATATAACCAACTGATGTTGTTTCTATACCACCACGTTTACTTTGTTTGTTTGTAACTTTAATCCACATTGGTTGAAGTACATCAAATAATTCTTGTGCTATGTCACTACTTAAACGTTCACAAAAATGGCCTTGCTCTCTAAATGTCCATAAATAAAGTTTTAATGATTTACTTTCTAAACATTTTTGGTCAGGCATATATTCAATAGTTAACTCACCAAAGTCAGGTTGTCCAGTCATAGGACATAACGAAGTTAATTCATCTGTCCAGAATTTTACTGTTGAAACATTTTCTGGTGCGTCAAACACTTCTAATTGTTTAACAGGTTCTCTAATTGTCTTGCCTAATATTTCAAGGTCTTTTGTATCTTTATCAGTCATGCGTTCCTCACTTTCAAGTTTTAAAGGTTATCTTGCACTTTTAAAGGTAGATTACCATAAAAACCATGGGTTGTAAGGCGTTTTAAGAAGTTTATTTTATAGGTCAGGCACTATCTGTCAGGCGTATCAATTTCCTCAATACTTGATTGTTCTGCCTCGAATGGTGCAACTGATTGATCGCCAAACATATCAAGTATTCCACGACCTATTCCACCAAAACTTAATGCAAGTGATATTGCACGACCATTAAGCATTTCATTATAAGGTTCACCTAAATCTTGCAATTGTTTTGTTTCACCATTAGGTAATGTATATTGACCAAAACGACTTAAATTATTTATATAATTATTGTCTAAACTTACAACGTCATCACCTAATACTTCTAAATAAGCACGTTGACGTTTCCAAGAGCCACCAAGTAAATGTACTTTCCTACCTTTAAACGCGTCAACATTAACAGGCGTACCTCCATAAGTTGTTGGTACAGAAAAACCGAGTACATACTTTTCAGGAATGCGGTCAATACAATCATACTTAGGAATGATAATTACATTTTCTGCTACCTCGTTCATGTCCTCTGCCCATTCAAGTATTTGTTCTAATGGATAATATTCAATACCTGCCTCTTTGCATTGGTCTTTTGTCATTGCATCTCTAACAGTTGCATACTTTGGATTGTGCCAGCTTACAACTTCTTTATGTGTTTCGTGTTTATATCCGTGCCATTCGTTATCTAAAAACGTCATTTTATGTCGCCATTGCCACTTCTCTAATTGTTCTTTTTTTAAACCATGAATAGGATTTCCATAACTTGTTGTTATGCAACCAATTTTCCAACCACAATCAAAAGCTAACCACATACTTACGTCCATAGGTTGCAATGTATAAATTACATCTAATGGTAATTGTCTTAATTGATCGCGGACATTTACTTTTTTATCAAGTTCAATGTTTGCTTGTAAATCTAATGGTGATGATAATTCTTTTATCATATTGTCTAAATCATCAAAGTCATAACCTGTACCATTTAACTCATCTTTTTCAGCAAGTTCAGTAAGCATTTTTGATAAATTAAAATTGTCAAACGTTGCAAGTTGACTTGTTCTGTTATCTGCTAAAACAATTTTCTTTTCTTGCAATTCGTCAACATCAACAAAAGTGACATACGCATCTGTTTCACTTAACTCTTTTAATGCTTTATATGTATGATTACCTGCAAGTATTCGATTGTTTCTAGCATTTACGACTAATGGTCGGTATTGTCCATTTTCTAAAATACTTTCTATTATTGCACCGACATCACCCTCTCTTGGATTGTCAGGATATTCAATTAAGTCGTCAAGAGGAACACGACCAAATCCCATTTCTGATACGCTCACTATATTACCTTTCCATAGGACGTGAACGAAAGTAACTTACAAAACTCACTAATCGTTAACACGTCCAAAAGTGTAACCAAAGTTTGTTAAAATTTCTACGCATACGTTCTCCACGTCATTTAACTCGAAACTAATTATACCATTCGTTGTTCCGTCAGGCATTGCTATATGGACAAAAGGTTTACTTGCACTACCAATTGCTTTATGGTTTGCGTCACTTTGTTGTTTAGCTTTATAAAATGCAGTTGCTAAAGGTTGTATTTGTTTACCAGCTTTAACTTCTGCTCTAAATCCTGCTAACCAATTTTCCTCATGTGCGTCTGCACCATGAAAACGATTACTTGGAATATTTAATTTTTTTCTAGCAATGTTTTGTTTATTGCGTCCTTTTGCTCTGTTTCGTCTGTTTCTACATTTAGTACAATGACAATCTTTCTTAACTAACTGTGTACGATCACATCTGCCTTTTGCATTTTTTTGACTATTAGGTTGTCCTATGCCTTGTTGTCCTGCAAAACGTGTTGCTTTATATTCATCCCATGTTTGTTTTTCTGCGTCCCATAAATTACTCATTTATTATTTGCCTCCATATTTTTACTAATTCATCATTACTATCTATACCAACAGCTTTTCTATTTAAAAATTTTGCTACATTTACAACACTACCAGTTCCACACATTGGGTCTAATATCCAGTCACCTACATCTGATGTACTTAGTATTAATCTGTTTATTAATTCATTTGGTAATTGTGTTGTGTAATTTAATTTAGTTTTTGCTGTATTGTAAACCTGATTAATCAACCACCAGTTATAACTTTGTCGTCCTTTTTTACCTTTATCAATTAACTTTTTTACTTTTGCATTACTTAACTCTGTATAAGGTTCGACTAAGCGATCGCCATAAAATTTTGGATTATCTTTATTCTTTAACCAAAGTATTGTTCTATGAGCATTAGTAAATTTGTTTTTACTAAATCCATTATTACTTGGATAAACCCAACTTATCCATTGATGAACACTCCAACCACTATCAAGTATTGCCTCTTTAAGTTCAAATACTATTTGTGGATAATTAATAAAAAACAATGACGCATTATCTTTTGCACTATCTTTGCATAACCTTAATAAATCATAAATCATATTAAAGTAATCATCATCACTTTTACGATCAATATATTTTCCGTTGTAGTTATAACCAATGTTATAAGGTGGGTCTATAATTATTGTTTGCATTTCTTTAGGCATTGGAAGTATTAATTCAAAAGATTTATTGTAAAACCATATATCTTTTTTTTCGTTTGTGTATTGCGTCACTTAAACATCCCAACAATGTTTACTTGCATTCCAATGGTGAAATCCGTCATTATATGCTAACCAACTTGCAACCTTTGTACTTAAATGAATATTAAACCGAGTACCTGTAAACTTTAATTTTCCTTGCAACCACTCCCAAGTCATCTCATTAAATTGGAAAATGCCCTTATCATTTGTTCCGTTTTTATTTTCGTTTGTAGCGTATTGTCTGCCTGAACTCTCGCAATAAATAATGAGCAACGCTTTAGTAACATCTTGGGGTTGGAAATATAACTCAACCAATGGTTGATATTCTTGGACATGACTAAGTTTAATCTGTGTCGTTCTGCATTGCTGGTACTCTGTCAACGTTGTAGGCGTTAACAGTATGGGTACTAAGCAACTTATCACTAAATTTGTCATCTACCTCAAAGTCAGTATGCAAAATGCCGATAGGAAATTTTTTCTCAACAATACTATCGCCAACTTGACATAACAGAGTTGTCTTATATCCGTCATTGCTTATAGCAACTATTTTCATATAAAAATTATACCAAATATAGCTAAATTATCTTAAAATTTTTATATTATCCCAACCATTACAATCAACAGTAAAACTTAGTACACCATTCTTAGTTCCCATGCCTGTACGTGCTTTAAATTCATCTGACTTATCTAAACTAGGTACTTGAAACCATGCTCTATCTTGTTCAACACTTCTAAAATGATGATAATGACCACTTACTAATATATCAGCAGTTCCTGCTGGTAAGTAACCATACATTTGACCTTTCCACCATTTTTCTATTTTTGCCCATGGGTCGCCTCCTCCAGCAGTCATGTGACCATGAGTAAATGCTATTCGTTTACCAAATACCTCTAAAGTTAAATGAAAGTCACTTGGTATAACAACTTTGACATGCTTATAGCGTTCACGTCCTTTAATAATTTCACCTACTATTTGTATTTGTTCTGTATCACTATTGTCTAATCGTGTTGTTGTAATAGAGCCTTTTCCACTTCTGTACTCACCATGATTTCCAGGTACTCCTCCTAAAATAATATTTTCAGCAAAAGGTAAAAATGCGTCTAAGATTTCAATAATCATTACTCGTGTAAGGTGTTCTTGTTCAGTTCGACTTAGTTCAATATTGTATGGTTGGTGGTCATAAAAGCCATAACAGTTTTCAATTAAGTCACCTAATCCAATTAAATATATTTCTTTAACATCAAAACCTGATTTTTTTAAATCCTTTAATTGTTGTTTGCCTTTTTCAATACTTAACCTTATTAACTTAACTGTTTCCTCTGCTCCTAAATCTTTCTTTCCTAATTGCCAGTCAGCCATAAAATAAAACCATGCACAATTACCACCTGTTTTAACTTTTACAGGTTTTTTATTTTTAATTTCTTTTTCTAATTGTTTAAAAAATTTGTCATGATGAGGATTTTTCTTTTTTATTACTGCTTTAAATCCATACATGTCAACAATACGACCACCTTTTTGTTGTGCATTCCATGTACTAAACTTTATTGTGTCCTCATCAATGTAATAATGTTTACTATCAAATCCCCATGAGTTTAAAAGTTGATCGTAATTAAAGGCGTTTGAATCCTTTTGAACGTGAGTTATATTTCCTTTTTTTGTTGTTTCATCATATTCTGCTTGTGGCGACCAACCAGACGGATAATAGTTGTTGCCTAAATCCTCGTTATGTTTAACGTCTTTACGCTTATTGATAAGTTTCTTTACTTCGCTCACTACCTATATGGTAACCTGTAAATCACAAATTCTATGTATTTTTACATTAAAATTGTTATTAAACTAACCAAATATTCCTATAAATGTTCTATCTGCAAGTTCCGAAGAATTAGTCCTAACTCTTAAATATCCGTCAGATAAAAAATCAAAATCATTCAAAAAAACTAAACCATCAGCAGTATGTTGTATGTCTTGAGTTATTCCTGTAATATTTGTAAAGTTATACCAAAATGAATTGTCAATACTGAACTGTAATTGAAACTTATTACTTGTTAAAACACTAGGCATAATTAAAGCTCTTAATTTACTACCTTGCATATCAAAGCTATTACTATTTTGGTCGTCTGTTGCAATTGTAATTGTCATATTCTCTGTATAGTTTTTAAGCCGACTATAAGGCTCTGTTGGTTGTACCATTTTTATTATCCTTTATTTTTGTATTGTTTTACATTAAAACATTGACCAAAGTCGCAATAGAAATTCCAGCAATAATCCAGCCATATATTTCAGAACGAGTTGGCCTCGTATTTATATCTTTTTGTAATTCGTCTAATTTATTAAATATCTTTTCTATATCAAGCATAATTCTTTCTGTCATTTCTTTTTGTGTGTAACCATTATTTTCACTCATGATTATTCCTTATTATTGTTGCAATGTTCACTACCATGTTCACAATTACAAATTTGAACAAAGGAACCGTCAGGATTTTTAGTTACTAAACACATTATGGTAAATCATCCTCTTGAATAGGAGTAATCCAATCCCATTCTTTATCCCAATCTTTTTGAATAGGTGAAGTTACTATTCTTTTAATAAAATTACTAATTTCTTTTAAAAAAAATCCAAGTAAAAATCCAATTATATAATCCATATTTAACCATTTAATTTAAAAAGTAATTCTGTAAAGTTACTTTCTAACATATCTAATTCACTATTTATTTCCATAACCATAGCATCACAAGCGTTTTGATGTGATTTAATTTCTTCTATTGAGTTGAATACCCAACCAAATGCACTAAACAAAGCTGTTAACAATATAGGCATAACCATTTTTAAATCTATTTTCATTAGGTTATCCTTTATTAGTTGGCGTCCACTCCTCTAAGCCATTTTGTATAGCAGTCACACCTGCTACTAATCCAGCAACTAACGCATTTTGAATTACGTTAACTTCAACCATACCAGTTCCACTTGCTACTAGCACACCTAAAAATGCTTGGATAAATGTTCTTATTGTACGAATGCCTACCTTAGTAAGCCAAGATTTCCAATCTGTCATTTAAACTCCTTATTCTTCTTCAATAGTATCATCAACTTTACCGACTTGCACTTTCTTGAATGCTTTGCATGACTTATTATTACAAAACCAATAATGAGTTTTATAAGATAACTTTATTTGACATTTAGGACATATTAAATTTATAGCGAACTCCTAGTTAGGTAATATTAAATCCGCTCACCTTTGCAAGTATTAATGCAAGTTTTCCATTTATTTTTTCAAATTCTTTTTTAAGTTCATTTTGTTGATCGTTAATCTGTGAAATATTTACAACACTATCAGTTGCTCTGTTTGATATTGTTTTAGGTTTATCAACATTAATAGATGATATTGTCAACGTTACTTTCTCACCATTTAACATTGGTATTGCAATTTTGTCATACATTTTTTTATAAGCATTACGACTAGAGCCGATAAATCCGTCTTGTGAAACATCTAAATCTTGTTGAGTATCGCCTACCAGTATGCACCCAGCAGTATTCTCATCTGTATTACCTGCATGAAATAATACAAACATAAAGTTTGGTATGTCTTTAATTTCAAGCATTCCATAATGTGCGTTTTTGTAGCGATCGCTATATCTTTGATGAAATCCACCCTCTTTT